CTCCTTAGAATCAGCAGCTCTATAATTTACATATTCATTTTTATATTCTATCCAATATCTTTGTACTTCAGTAAATACAATTATCTTTTCTTGTAAACATTTCTTATATCGATTGTGCACCATATCTGGATCAAGTCCAGCGAAATAACAGATTTTTTCAAAGTCTTGGTTTTTATTTAAAAACCATTCGTGTGCATCTTTTTTATTATAAGCTTCGTTTTTTCCACCTAAAGTATAAAGACAATCTTCAAAGGCCTGTATTACTATTGCCTGGTATAATCTTTGATCTGCCATCTTAGGTTCCTTTACAATCTCCGCAGCAAGATTAGTTCCCATGATTTTTAATAAGTATGGAGAGCAAGTCACAATAAAATAACCTCATAGGATTTGAGTTTCGGTGGTCCTGAAATTCTTCATAAAGATCATTCATGAATTCAGTTTTAGCCACGCCGTCCATTTTTCTTACGGCTTTGAGATCGATAATAGGAAATTCGTCATCGTGAAACATTAGTATAGCCACCAGCAATGAAAAGACATGGATGTGGAAGCTGGCGACTATACATTTTTTACTAAAGACAAACCAAGTTTTTTTGCTACTCGTTTACGTCCTTTTCTCCAGTTATTTTCGACTTTATCTAAAAAGCCTAAATTTCCATTCCCCAAACCTAAATCATTGCCACAATACAATTGGAACATAACAGAGGTGATACTATCGTAAGTTTTCTTGTTAGGGCAGATGACTACCAGTTTATCAAGAGCTTCATCAAGTTTCGAATCAATCGGTTTTTTCACCGCTGTCATTACAATCTCCTATTAATTAATAAAAAATTGTGTCCGTTATTCTGTGATAATAAGAAGATATAAACCTCTTCTTTTCATGAGGTTGAGGAATACCCTATAAGCAATACAAACTTATAGGGTCAAGATCAAGTATTATTTTTTTGTTTTTGTTAGCGATTTGCCTTCAGCAAGTAGTTTTGCCTTAAAAGACTCAGGTGTGACCCCATTCTTTTTTGCAAGTTTTTTTGCCTCTGAATCAACCAATTTGGCAATCATAGCTCCTGGGCCTCTAAATCCTTGTTTGCCCATAGCTTTTACAATCGCATATGTATCTATGTCGATAGCCACTGATTTCCATTTATTGATGTCCATCTTTTACCTCCATGTCTTCTGTTAATACTAATGGTGACTCATAAATACCTAAGGCATCTTTGAGTTTTTGGTTTTCAGCTGTAAGATTATCTAAATTTTGTTTCAGTCTATCCATATTTTTTAGTAATCCCTTAATAGTATCTCCAAGTCTATTTAGTGCAGCCTCTAAATCAACATCATCACCAGGTTTTCCTGCTATTGGTGAGTCTACATTTGTTGGTGGTAATGTTATACCGCCAGACAATTGAGTAAACGGTGTTGTGAATTTAATAGTTTTTTTAATTGACATAAAGTCCTCCTTATTTGGTTTGTTTGTTTAAAAAAAAATTGCATAAGCCAATAAGCCAACTAAAATTACTAAAATTTTAGGGCTTAGTAACAATATTGCAGTTAATACAGTTCTAGTTATTAATGGTCCCATTACGCATCCTTCATAAATTCAAGATTTCTTCTCTCAACTTCTAATTTTACAAGTTCTGTGGCTACAAACTCATTGATAGGGTAAGTTGGAGAACCTAAAATATCTAAATAACAAGATGTTATCTTCGATACAGTATCATCAAACCAAACAGAACCTTTTTCAACTGGGTTGCCCTGCGCATCAATTGTAACCATATCCTGCAAAATATTATCTACTTTAGAACAAAACTCTCGCCATTCTGAAACATGTGATTTAAGAATTGTTGTCTGACTCATTGTTTAGACCTCCCACCTAAATAAATTGGTGTTGTTGATTTGTCTAATGTTTTAATTATGAATTCCATAATCTTATGGAAATCAATACCGGCCTTATAAGATGGATCATATGTAAACTTGTTAACTCTTTCATAATTAATTGTATAATGTATTTCTTCATCATTAATTAATTCAACTACAATAGTTTTAGTTTTTTGATTAACAAGGTCATTTGGTCCTTTAAGCGTCCAAGTGTCTTTAGCTATACTAGTCGTCATGTTATACTCCTTTTAATTTAAAGTTTTTTAACAATTCTTTATAAAAAAAGCAAGAATTAAATGGGATAGATAATGAAATTTCTTATGTCAATAGCAGTATGTTCTTTTATTGAAATGACCTGCACACCTTGGGTTCATTACCCTAAATCCTTTGATTCTTGGAACTTATGTATGCGTGAAGCTTATAAGGAATCTCTTATAATTATCGAAAAAATAGATATTGATGTTATAGAAAAAAACCGTTTAGCAACCAAATTTGCCTGTAATCCTTTAAATGGTGCCTAGGGGTTGAATATGACACAAAATATGGTATATAATCTCTTATGAAGCACTATTTTGTTCAGATACGATACAAAGGCAAGTATTTTAATGGGACAATAAGTGCTAATAATGATGAGGAAGCTTTAAAATTAGCTGAAAAAAAGATGCAATCAGGCGAGCTTACTTGTCAAGATGAAGAGGATTTTTATAACCACGAAAGAATCTTCATCACTTATGAGGAGATAGAAAATGGCACTACAGGAGTTAATATCAAAGAAACTTCAGTTGGAGTCCAAGTGGGCAACCCAGGCGTTATCACAGAAAAGGGTAACACCTGAAATGAAGTGGATAGATATAGAAATAAAAAGCCTTAAAAAAAGAATCAATGAACAAAGTGTTGTTGATGCTTCTGAAGGACTTTTTGACTAACAACTGACGTTAGTTTATATTATCGATTGTTTATGACAATTAAGAAGGCTATCCTTGACGCTTTAGAAAAGAGATACGATTCACAAATCTCTGAAGCTGATGCTACGATCAAAATTTACTTAGAACAACCCGTTGGAATAGGTGAACATCCACAACATATTGATGAAGTTGATAAATTAATAGGTAAGATTTGTCATGCAAACGAAAAAAAACAAGAATTAAAAAACTTTCAATAAAACTTTCATATATTTTTAATCCATCTTAATTTTTGTAATGAATGTACTTTAGGTTGCCACTCTCTATTTTTTCTTGTCGTCCAACCCTTACCTTTAGGAAATGACTTTGTAGTGTTGTCGTTAATAAAACCTGCAGCTTTAAGACTTACTCCCGATTCTGTTTCAAGTGTATAAGTTATTATCTTTCTTCCACCCATTTCTTTCCAAATTCTTACACAAGCCCCATACAGAAAGCTATTTACATTTTTTGATCCATTTGTACATGTTCTAATTATTTCACCGGTGTAGCCATCATCTAGTTTTCTTGCTACGGGTCTACCAACTATTGCTATTCCTAAAATTTGATCTTCTGTATTCACGCAAGCAATACAAAATTTACATCCCTGTGCACGTTTACTATGTCTATGATGTTCCTCTACGTATGCATTTGCAAAACGCAGAGTAATGGGTTTGACTTTCACTAAATCATTCCGTCTTCTCTTAGTTCTTCCGGTGGCCGTTGTGGGCTACACATTGGGCAGTCAACTTTAACAATACCACTACTTTCAGTATTATCTTTGTAAACATAAATAGTTCTTTTATCCTTACATCTTAAACAAGAGGTTCCTCTTTCGTCGATAGGAATATATCTTTTTACTTCTTTACCCTTTTTTAAATTTTCTATTTGTTTATGAAAGTCTTCTGCATCTTTATCTGTCATCATCATGTGTCTCTCCCCAACTTTTACCTTTCGCGATATCTACTTTAAATGGAACACGTAAGTCTTCGATACATGTTTCCATTTCTTTCTTTATTTTAATTATATCATCTTCCCCATAGATACTAAAGCACAATTCATCATGTATTTGTAACATTGGCATAAACCCTGCGTTGTAGCAATCAATCATAGCTTGTTTAGCTTGGTCAGCTGCTGAACCCTGAATTAACCTATTTAGTGCCTTGTAAGTAAATGCACGCCTTATGTTGTTACCATAATTAGCTTTGGCCTCATTATAGTTCATGGCCTGGTTCATACCAAAAGTCATAGGCTCCCACTTATCAAATCTACATTTTCTACCTTTTACAGTTCTTATAAAACCAAACTTACTAGCCGATTGCGTTACAGCTTCAGCTAATTTTTTTACAAAAGGCACTCTGCTATTGTATTGGTTTAGAAGTATTTCCGCTTTATCTTTAGATATTCCTAGTTCTTTTGATAATTTATTTTTACCCATTCCATAAAACAATCCTAAATTAATTGTTTTGGCCTGGGTTCTAGAAATTTGAGCCATGTCAGCTACAATCTGATGAAAGTCCGCAGACTCATCTTGATAAGCTTTAATAAATTCTTCTGATCCGTCAAGTTGTTGTCCGATGGCCGTTGAATAGTGTGCTACTAATCTTGGCTCCTGTTGCGAGTAATCAAATGAACCCCACTGTTTACCCTCTTCAGGTAAAAACAAAGATCTAATTTTGTTACCAAATTCTTTGTTACGTGCTGGTATCTGCTGTAAATTTGGATTGGCATAGGACAGTCTACCAGATACAGTGCCTCCTTGATCCGATCTTAATTGATTTATCTCTGCGTGTATTCTACCCTTATGTACATATCTTTGTATAGAATCTATAAACGTCGAATGAAATTTATTAATTTCTCTAACTTCTTTAATTAACTTAGCGATTGGGTGTTCACAATTAGCTAACCAATTTGTTGTAAATGATGGTTCATCTGACTTTGGTGTTCTAGGATAGTCAACACCTATACGATCAAATACTTTAGCAACACTACGAGCCGCCCAAATATCTACATTTAAAGTGGTTTCTTTTTTAATTTTACTCAACAAGGATGCTTCTTTTTGTTTAAATTCTTTTTTTAATAACAATGCTTTCTCTTCATCGACACGAATACCTGTGGCTCTCATCTTATGTAATATTGGTAATAGTTCCATTTCCATTTCCCAAACATCATTAAGTGATTGTTTTTGTATTTCTGCTTTGAATCTTTGCCAAAGTCTTAAAGTTAAACCAGCATCCTGCTCTGCATAAAAACCAACATAACCTGCGGGCATTCTCCAAAGATCTTGTTTAGGATCTAATCCCCATTCTTTTGCTTTTTCATTTAAAAAAGTTTCATTTTTAATCTCACCTAAATAATCTTTAGCACAAGCATTTAATGAGAAGCTCCACCTGTTTTCATCAATTAATGCAGCAGCTATCATTGTGTCTACAATTGGTCCATTGACTTGAAAATTATTAAATTTCAACCATCCTAAATCATATGCAGCGTTATGAAATATTTTTGTGCTTGGTTGTTTTAGTAGATCTTGCATCCAAGCTACTGTAATATCTAAATCCATATTACCACCTGCGTGATGAGCTATAGGAAAATAATATTGTTTACCAAGTGCAGCCACCGCAAATCCTACGATATGACCTTTACCGTATGCCCACCCAGCACCATATTTTTTTAAATCAGGATCTTTTGTTTCTAAGTCAATTGCAATTTCATCTGCTGCTCTTAAGTCAGGGTATTCTGAAGGACATACCCAATCTGAATCTGAATATATAAAATTTAACTGGTGACTCATGGCTTCTCCTTATGCCAAAGGTAAAGTAACATACATACAAATGCATAAATTGATAAAACTATAAGTATTGATAAAACAATCATTTATTAATTATATGAAGACCAATTGCACAAATTATTGCTATTACAATAATACCAACTAGTAACATTCCAAATCCGTAACTTGCTGTCATTTTCTTTTTTTCTTTCTACCCATGTACCAATCTCCAGGTTCATAATTCCAACGTTTACCGTGATGGCCACGGATATCCGCATACCACATTCTTATTTTAACTATTATCTTTTTTAACACCATATTTTGTAAAATTTATTATTGAATCTTCAGATTTGTGTGTTGGTAAGTTGCGATTGACAAACATAATATCAATATACAAACATCTTACATTAAATAAAAGTTGTGCAACATCAAATGGATAAAAACCTATTGCCTTTAAGTTTCCTAATAAATTATACATACTAGGAGATCCAATGTTAAATTCAAATACAGGCACTTCAATTTGCAACCATTTAGCTTTAGGGATTGTAATCATGCCACCTCTTATAACTTCTACCTCTGCACCTTGTACATCTAATTTAATTAAATCAAATGTTTCATCTTGTGTTATAGAATCTAAAGTATGAGTATTTACTAACTGTTTATCAAAGGGAACATTAGATTTTTCTTTATAAAAACTGTTTCCAGTTTGTTGAAAAGGGTCTTTACAAACATAAAAATTTCTCTCCTCTACTTTATCACTAAGATAAACATTATGAACTTTACCTAAACTTCTTAACCTTTCATTAAATAATTTATTTGGCTCTATTAATGTAAATTTAGCATCTGGATAAAAATCTTTGACATGACTAGACCAGTCGCCATTAGCTGCACCAATGTCTAAAACATTTGTAAAATTAATATTAAAACGTTCTTTTGCGCGTTCAAAAAATTTAGCGTCAATCAGAGCCATAGTCTCTTTCTATTATCATATCAATACAGTGTTTAGCTTTTAACAAATCTTTTTTTCCACCTTTTAATTTATGTCTCGTAATATATTTTATAGACTCACCCTCAGGCCACGGGAGATTATTTTTTATTGAGTATTGTGCTGGCTGAATTGCAAAAGATTTATAATGTGACCCGCCTTCTTGTTTTTTAAAAACCGACATAATTACTTCTATACAATTTATAATATTTACTCAACGGAAAATTATACTTATGGAAAGTCCCAAGTAAGTGTAATGTGTTGATTGCTCTTGTTACTCCTGTGTACCAAACCCTTAACTCTTGCACCTTATCTAATAATGATTTTCTCTCATAGTGTGATGGAAAATTACATTTTGATGAAAGCACAACATTATCAGCCTCACCTCCTTTTACTTGATGAATCGTATCAATTAAAATAGGTGCTCTTTCATCTAAATTTACTTCTGATTCGATTAATTTAATAAAATATTTCTTCTCGGAATCTTTGAATTTTCTTTTAAAAGCTTCTTGCCAAGTTGCTTTTTCTTCTACCATTCCACCACGTAAGTGTAATTCGTTGAAATCAAATAGCTGGTTTGGATGTGCAAAACTCCACTTTTTGCTGTCCGCTGAACGGTAGCCGTGATCTATGTTCAAAAGATAATTATACATAATGCATGCGTCTTCTCTATTGATAGATCCTCCGCTACAAATTTTATCCCAATCTTGAATAGCTTTCCATTGATTTATGTCATAAGATTTGTTTCCTTTCATGTCTTGAAAATATAAACCCATGTTTTTAGCTTCATCTTGTAATTCTTTTTTAACATCATTAATTCTAGCAAGTATCATCCAATTGCCTTTTTGTTCAAATGGGACTTTTCTTAAAGAACTCCATCTATATATCTCTCCATCTTTATCATTTGATTCAAATTCTTTTTTTACTCTATGACCCTCCATACCATGCAAAAGACATTTAGCAAAAAAATGTACTTTCTTATTTAATCTTCTAGATTTATTTAATATTTTAGATTTGCCTGGAAATGTTTGAAAGTAAGATACATCAGCTCCGTTCCATTCATAAATGGCCTGATCATCATCACCAGCCAAATAAACTTTATTTGCATGCATAGATAATTTTACAACCATGTCCCATTGCAAAGGTGTAAGATCTTGAGCTTCATCAACCATCAACACTTTAAAATTTATTGCAAGACCTGACGTAATAAATTTTTGTACCATGTCTGTGAAATCTAATCTGTCATTTTTAAATTTACCTGGTTCTACTTCGTAAGTTTTATACTTTTCATAGTTATATATAATTGATTTAAACTGTTGAAGTCGTACTTTTTTTCTAGGTTCTTTTTTGTAAAGAGCTATTGGATCTACTTTCATGTTTCTTGCTTTGTCATAAATTTGTAATGACCAATTATTATAAACATTTTGATCATCCCAGTTAGGCTTGTAGTTTACTTTTACAGTTCCATACTCTGTATGAAATTGAAGCATATCTACTCTTGGATCTAAAACAGGAATCTCTGCAAATTGTTGTCTCGCTAAACTATGAAGAGTTCTGAAATATTTAAAGTCATCTTCATCATAGCCTTTAAATTCTTTTCTAACTCTATCTAAACACTCTTGAACAGCTTTGTTAGTAAAAGATATGTAACAGATCTCATCAGGCATCACGCCTCTTCTTAAAAATCTTTTAGCTCTTTGTAACAATCTGTGAGTTTTTCCGGTGCCCGGTGGCCCAAAAAACTTAATTGTCTTCCCATGGAGTTTTCTTTTTATTAAATTTGACATTTTTGTTTTTATGTTCCGTTTGTTTTGGTAATGACGAGACCCAATGCCTCGTATTGTTCGCTTGGAATTTTTTACTTTGGCCACAATTATTTTCTTTTAAATACATAGTACAATCTTTTTCTGACCAATTATAGCCTTGTTTTTTCATAAATAGTCTAAAAGTATCTAATTTAAATCTAATCTCATCTTCATCATGCCAAATATTATCGTGGTCAATCTGATCAAACTCGTCAACAACATTTGTATCTTCTAAAAATTTTACCATTCTTGTATTAAATATTTCTTTACGTTCGTCTTCTCTATCTACATCTTCCATATCTTTCTTATTTGTAATTAAATCTTCTAACCAGTCTCTGTAAGGATCAGGGTCTCTTTTACTAGGTTTTAATGGTCTCCAAATTATGTCATGAGCTAATAGTTTTTCACCTAACAACTGTTGTTGATACAACTGTTTTGTTTCTAATCTAACCATTTTACCCTGAATAGGTAACAACCAGTAAGGATCAGGATATGTATTTACTTTAATTAATTTACCTACCTCGGGTAAAGCTTCGTTTATTCCTATTCCATATTTTCTTTTAGCGCATTGTCTGGACCCATTGCAACAAGATCTTGCTATAGAGGTTCCACATTTATAACCGTAATCATGTTTACCAACTTGTTCCATAACTTTATTCAATTCTTTTGGATTTAAAGCTGGCACACAAATTTTTTTATTTAAGTCCCTTATCATTTCTTCGTAATAATCCTTATCTGGATTTATTTTTTTGGCAAGGATACCAACATTAAACATGGCATCATTACGTCCCTCACCCTCTTGCACTTGATTCTTTATAAATTTGTTTACACAATTAGGCCATTCTTTAACCTCATCATCATTTGATGTTTTGAGATCATAAAAATGTTCTTTTGTAATTAAAAATTTTTTTGCATAATTTAAATATTCTGTGTATTTTAAACTGTTACCTTCATCATCCATGGCACATCTTGTTGGAAATTTTGCATTTTGATATGGAAGATTAACAAATTGTCCTAATTGTTTTTTATCCCAATCAGGACTAGAAAGATCCACTTTATCTTGTGCAGGAAATATATCAGTTGTTTTATCGTTAACACCTAAATCTGATGCTATCATTATTAACTTTTTTCTCATGTCCTTTGCAGGAACTCTATGCACTAAATGTAATATTAAATGTAATCCATTTGATTTTGATCTGTAAGGTACAAATGGATACTTTCTTTGACGTATTAATTTTATAAATTCTTTGTGATTAATATTATAACGGTCGACATCAATAACACCCCAACTGCAAGTGCTATCATCTCTAATAGGTATTATTCCTGTATAACTCTTACCTTCGAGATGTTCTAACCAATCTTGATCAGTAATGTTTTTCTTTTCAGTCCAATGTTTATATTCTTCTTTTCCCCTTGAGTTTTTTTGACCCAAAGGTTTAGACTTTCCAAAATAGCTATCTGTCCCTTGGAACAGCTTTTTAAACTGTTCCAAGGTTTCTTTAAACTCCATAAACTAAAATGGTGTTTTTGCCTGTTGCTCTTCGTTGCTGTGTTTAACTTTTACGGTGCCACCCATTACAGACTCTCTAAATTTAGCTGCTCTTTCAACTAAACTTTGACTCTCGCATGTTCCCTCAGAAGTTATTTCCCAGCCATACCATGAACCAAGATTATTTTTCTCAAGTACAGTTTTTAATCTATACAATTGAGTAAACGGTGCTGGTCTGAAAAAACCTTTACCGTCTTTTCTTGGTACTTGCATCAAGTTCATCATTGAATTCCACTTTTTAGATTTTTTTCTTTGTGTGGATTTCATAGTAATTAATGCTTCAGATGCCATTGCATCTTCACAAATTACTACAAAGTGTGATGCAGTTTCTTCAATGTAATGACCATTTGATAAACGATCCTTACCATCATCTCCTCTTGTAGTTTTACTCATGATATCACTATCAGCAGCATATACATTTCTAGGTGCAGTGCTGCCCTCTTGGCCTCTATCTGCCCATTCAATGTATTCAAACTTATAATATGCGGGTATTACAAGAATACCTTTAACACCATCATAAAGTTTGTCTGTTACTGTATTGATGATCATTCCTGCTTTTGCTTCTGCCATAAACTTTGGATCACCTTGTGTCACTTGCGGTGAAAGTTGTGACAATATTTTTAAGAACGGTAATTGTAGACTTTTACTATCAATGTTATCGAAACCTTGATCTGCAAATTTTTCTATGTCCACTGTTGCCAAAGCGTTGTTCGGTTTTACCGTAACTTTGTTCTTTACTGACATTTTTACTCCTTCGTTGTTAGTTTTGCTTTATTTGCGATATAGACACCAAATAAATCAAATGGGAGCTCCTTGCCTTTTTCTACTTGTTCTCTAACAAAAGCTTTTAATGTCATAGGCTCAACTTTTTCTTTTTTTGTGTATCTGAAGTTATTCTCTTCACATACAGAAATTAATTTAGCTACGAGATTATCTTGTCCTTTATTAAAAGATGCAGTGACTTGATTTTTAATTAAGTCCTCAAAACTATTTTCTCTTAACCATGAAAATGCCTCTTGAGTTCTAGACTCAGGTATACGTGCTGCATAAAAAGGTTTGACCTCAACTTTACTTCCATCTGATAAAACAAGTGCATTAACCCCTGCTTCCTGCATTAGCTCTGGCACTTTTCTCTCAACGAAGTCTTTGAGTTTTTTCTTTTTGATGCTTAACTTCTCCTCATCAAGTTTGATTACCTCTTCTAATTGTTTCATTTCATTACAAGCATCAGTAATTGATTTCACAGATGATTGTTGAATCTCTAAATTAGAAAATTTTTCGATATCCATATCTGGAATGAGACAATATATTTAATTATTGAAAACGCAAGTATAAAATTATATAAGACAGAAGATGTGGAAATACCCGTATAAAACAAAACCCTATGGACATCAAAGGGACGCTTTAAATTTATCTGCGAATCAGACTAATTACGCACTTTTTATGGAAATGGGCACTGGTAAAACAAAAACAACCATAGATAACATAGCTTATTTAAATTTAACTAAAAATTTAAAAGCTGCATTAATTATTGCACCAAAATCTGTTTATTCTATTTGGAAAAATGAGATAAAAACACATCTTCCTAATGAAGTAAAATATTATTGTTACATTTGGAAACAAAGTTCAAAAAAAGAGGTTATACATTTTGAAAAGTTTGATGGATTAAAATTTTTTTTAATTAATGTTGAAGCTTTATCCACAAAAAATGGCTTAAAAGCTTGTGAAGAATTTTTAAAAAAACATCCCCATAATATTACAATAATTGATGAATCGACAACAATAAAAAACCCAAAAGCAAAACGAACAAAGAACATTTTACGATTAAGATTCCTAGCGAAAGTGCGCCGTATATTAACAGGATCACCAGTAACAAAATCTCCATTGGATCTTTATACACAATGTGCCTTCTTAGATCCACGATTATTAGGTTATAAGAGTTATTATGCGTTTCGCAATAGATTCTGTATATTTGATGAAGTATATGTAGCACAAGGTGAAACAATAAATGTACCAGTGGGTTACCAACACCTATCAGAATTAGAACAGAAACTTAAGGATTTTTCATACAGAGTTACAAAAGATCAATGTTTAGATATTCCTGATAAAATATATCAAATCAGATACGTTAAAATAGAGGGTGAACAAAAAAGAGTTTATGAAAGATTAAAACAAAACGCATTAGCTTTACTTGAAGACAGCACCATTTCAGTTCATAACAAATTAACAGAATTACTTAGGTTGCATCAATTAGCCAATGGACATTGTAAAGATGATGATGGTGCCATGATTCAATTTGAAAATCCAAAATTAAAAGCAATGCTAGAGATACTAGAAGAAACAGATCAAAAGGTGATCATTTGGGCAACATACGTACATAACATTCATGAAATAATAAAGGTGCTTGTGGATAAATATGGCAATGATGCTGTCGTATCTATGTATGGTGCCACGTCAGTTGATGACAGGAATATTGCTGTTACAAGATTTCAGAATGACCCAAAGTGTAGATTTTTTGTAGCAAACCCTACAACAGGAGGATATGGTTTAACTCTAACAGAGGCTAAATACGTAATTTATTATTCAAACAGTTATAACCTTGAGGTTAGAAGACAATCAGAAGATAGAGCACATAGAATAGGACAACATAAAAATGTCGTTTATGTCGATATTATGGCACAAGACACAATTGATGATAAGATAGTCCAAGCCTTAAAAAGTAAGATAGAATTATCTGTTAAAACCTTAGGTGATAATCCTCAGAAATGGTTAATTTAACCTTTTTTAATTGATTGATTATATTGCTCTAATCTATGTAAGAATTTATCTGCATATTCACTCAAATTAGCCTCTGAGAGCTTAAATTCTTGATATTGTAGGCCTCGGGTCGCAATTGATATTACCCCCTGCTCTACGGGCCCGTAATGCGTCTTATGAGCTAAATAATAGGCACCTAGTTGATGTTTATAGTCCTCTACCCATTCCTCTAATTTAGGTCTATTTGCTTGTTTAAAATCTACAATTGTAGGTGTTTCTCCTACAACAGCTATTAAATCAGTTGTACCTGCATATTCCTTATTGTAAGCCAATGATACCTCATTACCCCAAACTTCAGTAATTTTAAGGTTTTCTTTTATAATATCTGCCATTTTTCTAGGTAACTCCCCAAAATCTGTGGCGTTAAAATATTTTTCATTATTGTAATAATACTCAAGAACCTTATGCATTTCTGTTCCAACACTTGATGCATTTTTCATAATACGATCAGCTTCCTCATTACCTACTCTTCTACGCCAATCATCTAAACCTTTACTATTTTTAGTTGCACTTAAAATTGTAGTTACGCTTGGAACTGCAGCCTCATCTACTAAGTATTTTCTGCCTGTTTCTGATTGAAACCTATTATGTTTTTTATATTGATATTTTTTATTGATTCTGACCACTACTACTAAGTAGCTAATAAATTGAATAAAGTCAAAATAATTGCACCCATACCTGCAAGTAATGCAATAAAAAACCAATTTATTTTTTGTCTAACATCATCAAGTCCTTTGTGCATATGATCTTGTTGTTTTTTTAGACCTGAAATATGCCCATATAATGCAATAATATGCTCACCTGTAGTTTTAGGTACTTTACCGTTAGCCACGTTCCCTCCTTTGTGCAGCAGCTATTGACGTTGTATCAAATGGAAATAATGTTTGAATTTGTTGTGCTGTTTGTTGACCGGTGACCGGTGTTTGTGGTGCTTGTTCTATAGGTTGTAATTCTAAATCACCTGTAACTGCTTGTCTGTCCGCATCTTCATCTCTTAATATTTCATCTGCAATTGTTTCTTCTTCGTTTTGCACTGAGCCTCTTATGACAGATGCCATTTCATTGTCTAAATCAACATTACCTGATTTATTTGTAAGCTGTTGAACAAACATAGATTCAATTGTTTCTTTAGGTAAAGTTTTATCATCATACCTAGGTTGCGGAATACTATAATCTAAACTTAATAATCTATTTGTAATGTCTTCTTGATTAATTTCATTGGCTTTTACTGTTGGAATATCTTTATCCTCCTCGTTTAAGTAATTTAATAATCTTGCAAAAGCTTCACGTTTTTGTGTTAGACCTGCTCGTGTAATTCTTGGATTAATAGATCTTCCTGTAAAGTAATCCCTTCCTGGAAATAAAGCTCTAGGTGTGCCTCTTCCTATTTTGCCACCTCTTAATAATTTAATTTGTTCTTCAGGAAGTAAAGCATCGTTCATATATCTTAATGCAACAGGATCAGAAAGAATTTGACCTGCTCTTCTAGCTAACAAAATTAAAACTGCTGGTGCTAATGGGTTTGCCATAAAAGATCCACCCATAACTAGACCACCTATAATTCCTCTACCACCAGATAGAGTTAATCTTCTTTGTAGAAATGTAGAAGTATCAGACAGAGGCACATCAGAAATTGCTTTCATGTAATTTGTAAAACCAAAAAATTCATTTGCTCCTTCTTTACCAAGCATTTGTGTCATCTTAGCTCTTCCTAATTCCTCAGTTGCTTCACCAATACCAAGTTTATTTAAAAATTTATTAATATTAAATTGAGCAAAATCATTTGGGCTAAATCTAATATCTTTTACATCATAAATACCATTATTTTTTATAACCTTAGATATAGAAAAATCTCCTAGATCCTCTCGTCCTTGTCTTGTAAGTATCTCCATAGAGTCTTGCATATATTGACCTGGTAACATTTCATCAGCTACATTTTTAAAAATAGATTGTGCTTGTGGTGCTGTTGCAGAGTCAAATGAATCTAAGAAAGTATTAAATAAGTATCTTGCTTTTGCAGCTTTTAATAATGCCTTACCACCCTCTGTAGCTTTTATACCTAACTCTGCAGATCCCTCAGCTCCAATAAGTTTTGCAAACTGTTCTAAAGCTTTCGGCGAATTACTTTGAAATATATCTCTTTCCAAAGTTTCAAATAATTGATCTCTAAATACTGCTTCTTTACCATAAAAACCTTGTAATGATTGAGAAGTAAATGCAGACCTATCAAACTTTTTAATTATTTGTGGAACTTTTGCTCTTTGATAAAAACCAAGAATAGATGAGTAAGTTTTATTTGCATCTAATAATTTATCTCTTAATTTTTCTGCACCTTGAATAGATTTATTTATATATTGTTCAGCTAATTCAGGACCACTTTGTTTAGCTATTGTGTCATAGGTTGCTTTAATTCCTTCGTCAGCTAATAAAGCTGCTTTATTAATATTTGATCCAAAATTTGCAAAGTCATTTTCTAATGCCTCTCTCATTAAAAACATTTCTCTTTTTAATGTTTGATAACCTGTTCCTTCAATTGCTCTATTTAACATTGTCACAAGACCTTTATATTGTTTAGGTGATATTGCTTTTGTATCAATTGCTACCATTGCTTTCATAAAAGTATTAATTGGATCAGATGCATTTGTCAGAATTTTATCTATATCTTTTGTTGGTATATCTCCAACGTCATCTACAAATCTAGCAAATCCTGGATATTCATTTCTAAATCTTTCTAAAAATTCTCTTGCGGCAGCAGTAGATTTTTTTAATGTAATAATACTTGGGTTACCCACTGCATCGGATAATGCATCAAAAGCTCCGTATTTAGATGCAATTAAATCTACATTGTCTTGAAAAACTTTATTAACTTGTTTGTAAACAGAAGATGACAATACACTTGTTTTCATCAAAGGTGCATAAGTAGATATATCATTCAAAAAAACTTTACCCGCTGCTTGCTCAGCACCTTGTAACGCATCACGACCAATAGCAGAAACAAATGGAAATACACCAACTGTTTTAAAATATGTTTTACCAATATTACCTAAAGGTCCAACATCTTGTTTCATTGCTGATAATAAAGGTATGGGCAAACCTTTATCTCTTGCAAATTGTGCTAATTCTTTTTGGTCTTTACCAACTGTCCCAAATAATTTTCTACCAAGTTTACCCAAAGGTCCAAATATAAAAGGCGTTAAGGCTGCAGCCCCTGCGTTCCAATACAATGCGTTTTTCATGGCGACTCCAGCGTTTGTTAAAGTATTTCTATCTACTTCTCCTGGAGGTATTTCAGATAGATCATCTCCTAAAGCTGTGGCTATTTGTGTACCAGCTGTTTCATTTAATAAATCATACGTTACTGAACCTGCTCCAGCACCTGCAGTTCCACCTAATACAGAATAAACTTCTGCTCTTCCTAATGGGCTTTGTAAAACTTTACCTGGCACATCCCCAGCTCTTGCTAATAATTTTAATGCACCACCAAATAATTTAAATCTACCTGGTAACTTATCTGCTACGTTTGTTGCTTTTTGTAAAAGTAAACCAGGTCCTTTTTGCCAAAGGTTACCGCTTTTAGCAGCACCAAATATTTTTTTACGCATAGCAACATAGGGATAAATACTTCCGCCAATATCTCCAACTAATTCATAAGTTGGTTGACCCACACCTGTTCCAGCTTTTAACGGATCTTTTAAAAAAGTTCTTTCATCAGCTATGTCCGATGCAACTTTATCTCTCTCAGCCTGTATCATTTCTGTGGTAGGACCTTTGAGATCTCCTCGTTCAATAAGTGTATCAATTATTTGTCTTTGTTTTTTAGTTAATTCACTTGGAACTAAAGTTCTATCATCTAATTGTTTTTGTAATTGTTCTAAGGTAGCCATTAATACTCCTTTAATAAATCTTGTGTGCTTTTATCTGCATATGGGTTTGTAATTGTAGGAGCTTGTGTAGTTGTAGCTATACCGTATCTAGCTCTGTAATTATCAATAGTTCTGTTATCACCACCAAATGCATTTATGTAATCAAACTCAGCAGCTTGTATGTCTTTAATTAGAGTATTATTAACTGCCTCTAAAGCTTCAATTACTGATGCCTCACCTCTTAAAAGAGGAAATACGTTTACAAGCTTAGCTGCCATTTGAATATCTTTTTGTGTTAACCTATCTTTAGATTTTAATGAGTTTGCTAATGCATATGTTAAAATTGTTTCATTTATGGCTAGCTGTTCAAGATCTGCACCTTCGCCTTTGAAAGCACCTAGTGATTTTAAAGTTTTTCTTAAATAAGTTTCACCTGTACCAAATTGTCCTTCGAAAACTTTTGTAGCTGTATCTTCATCTACATCATTATCTTTCATGTATTGTTGAATGTATTGATCTTTTAATTGTTTAATTTTAGCTTTACCTTCCTCTCTTCCTAAAAAGCCTATTCCAAAGTCATTTAAAGCATCACTTAATCTTTTGCTTAATAAAGCCAAATAACCTTTTGGACCTCCAGTCACATCAGCTTGTTTTAAAAGATTGATAGAAGTCAAACCAATTTGATAAGCTTTGTACTTACCTGAGAGATCTCTTATAGTTTTATCTCTTTCTGATTGACCTTTAGAGTGTTCAATAAATTTATTAACTGCGTTTGCTGGGATAGGTGCAAAAATTTCTCTACCAAATGTATCAAATTGACCTGTAGCTACACCAAATGTGCCATTTTCATATTGAACACCTACAATATTTCTTGCTTGATTGTTAGCGTCTTGTACTTGTATTACACCAAATTGTTTAATTTTAGGTAAAGTTGCTGCTGTGTTTCTAGATTTATTTTCTGCATTAACTAATTCTAACGCATCACTCATCAAATTGTTTTCTAATTCGTTTTCTTTTAATTTTAAAGTTGCATAATTTGTCATTGCAGGGCCTATGGCATTACCAAAAACTTCTAATGCACCACCTAATCCTTGTTTTCTTGTGGTGCCACTAAGTAATCCTTGAGCCAATTGTGCCATAAAAACTAAATTTGCATTTGATGTTTGTCCTTGCATTAACTCTTCTTTTATTAATCTAGCTTTTGCAATAGTTTTTTTAAAATCATCATCTAATACGTTAGTATCTTCTTGTAGTTTTAAATCTGCTTGTGCTGCAGTTTGTTTTGGTTTGACTTCCTCAACTGGGGCATCAGGTTTTGTTTTAATTTCTCCAGGAGTTATTTCAGGACCTCCCTCTGGTGTTTTTTCTACTTGAGAGTTCTCAAGAGCAACTTTTTGTGTATCTATTACCTCTGTTTTATTTGGGCCTGAACCTATTTCTTCTTTACCTTGAGATACTAAAGCATCAGGTTTTACAGGCGGTATTAATGCAACCTCTGAACCTTCTTTTTTAGCAAGTCTTTCTTTTTGTTTTAAATCTCTTCTTTGTTTTCTAGTTAATCTATTTGGATCAACAGGACCAAAAATATTTGTGGTGTCAATGTTAGCTAATGGTTCACCACCTGTAAAAGTTAAGTTTTGAAAAGTTGTACCAGTTGGTCTTTCTTTTCCTGTATTATCTCTATAAATTTTATCATACAACGCACCTAAACCTTGAACACCTAAAGCTCCTAAACCTATAGCTCTTCCTATGGGTGTAAAACCTCCAACTATTGATGCTCCTAAATCTATACCAGTTTTAAGTGGTCCTGTGATTCCTAACTTTGTTGTTAATGCATCTGATAGATTATACAAACCAGTACCAGCTGCAGCTCCTCGTAAAAAACCAGGAAAGCCTGTTCTAACTCTTTGCATTGCAGGTCTAATATTTCTTCCAAAAAATCCTTGTTGATTAATTGCAGGTGGTCTGAATCGAACATTTCTTATATCTTGAGTAGGAGCACCAACCATTATACCTTGTTGTGCGGTGATCGGTTTTAATGCACCTTTTTTCAAAGCTTGTTGTCTAAACAACGGTCTATTTAATACTTCATTTAAAGCCATGTTACCTCCCTTGGCCAAAACCTTGAAAAGCTGTAAAGGCTCCTAATCCAGTGCCTACTGCTTGTGCAAGAGGACTTGGAGTTGGTTGTGTAGAAGCAGTAAGTGTTGACTGTGATTTTGGTCCCGCTGCATAAATATTTGATAAAAATTCTGCTCTTTGGAATGGCTCAAAAGCTTGTTGTAATTGTGACTGTCTCGCTGCGTCTAAAGTTTGTTGAGCTAATTGTCTTTGCAACCCACCTGCGCCTAACAGTTGTTGAATATCGGCTTGTCTTTGTCGTTGTATAGCTTCACCTAAATTTCCTAAAAGTTGTTGTTGTTGTTGAGCTGCTTGTAAGGCTGTATCAAAACCCTCTCTTTGTGCCAAACCAACCTGACCAAGTCTAGCTCTTTCTAATTCACCTATTGCTACTCCTTCTCTTCCACCACCAAAAGCACCAGCTCTTACAGCTTCAGCTGAAAGTCTATTTCTTGCTTGGCCTGCTTGTCTGTTAATTTCATCAATGACTGCTGTTTGAAAAGGATTTTGAAATTGTGCGATGTTCGGTGTCTGAGCAGCTAGTAGTTGTGCCAATCCTTGCCCTGTTTGTCCAGCTTGTGTAAATCCTGTTTGTTCAAGTTGAGAAAAGGGAGCAACGCTAATTGCAGGAATTCTAACTGGCTTATCAGCAGCAGATCTTGCTAGATCCATTAATTCAATTTTTCTTTCCTCTATTCCAGGAGCCTCTCTAATTACTGATGTTTGAAAAACATTTCCACTAGTGGGTGCTGGCGCAGGTGCAGATCTGCTACCACCACCAAATATACTTCCTACTATCGATCCCATTATAAATCTTTCTCCATTTGTATGTGTCTAACTTTCCAACCCCATTTTTTTGATACTCTTGCCCAACCAGGCCTGCACCAAAAAGATAATTTTTTGCAGTTGTTTAATTTAGCAAAGTTAGAGACTGTTGATACTAATTTATCTTCCCATAAATATCTTTTGCTTCCAGTTGTAATTATAGCCTCAAGTTGATTGTAATTAGGTAAACATGCAATTCTTGTTACCATTAAAGCAAAAACTTGATTCATTTCTTCTTCATCACTTCCAAACGCTAAAAATAATTGTGCCTCATCTTTTTTTAATAAATCTTTTATATGATGTGCAGATGCAAAACCACCTGAGTATCTTAATGCCTCTGTAACCATGAAATCACATAAAGGCCAAAACTTATCTACGTATTGTGGCTCTACAGATAATATATCTACTTTAGGTTTAATTAATTTCTGCTTTTGCATTTCTACTTCCTTTTAATAAATCAAAAACTCTTTTATATCGTTTTTGTTGTTCATAGAAGTACGAAGCACCTTTTTCACGCATGTCTTTAAAACTCTCTGGATTTGCACCTGCTATGATCCCTGCTCCTAATACTCCATCTGCTCTTGTTACAAACTCTCCGTCTGCTAATTGAGCTAACATTGTATCTTCGTCTTTGTCTCCTGTGCCAGATCCGTCTTCAACGTATCCTTGCGCTCTAACATAATTGTTAGAATCGTTTTCATCATGGGTGACTTTACTTGGTAAGTAATTGACACCACCTTGATTATATTTTGGTATAGAGGCTAAGCCTCCTGTGTTAAATGTATTTTTCGATAATTCTATATTACCCACTCTGTATTGTGGATCTCTATTAGCTTCAGGAATATAAACTTGTTCAAATGTTTTTTCATCTCCTGTCACTGGGTCTATATACTTAAATCCACCTCTTTCTTTTTGTAATTCAGCAACACCTAAATTATAGCCTGGTGTAAACACATCAACTGGTTTAGGATCAAAAGCACCACTTAAGTATGATCCGATTCCAATAGCCGCTGCAGCTTTGCCTGGGCTTATTTCTAATTCACCTGTAAAATTACCATCTTTAGTTAATCTTTGTCTTGTAAATAATTTTTGTAAAAAGTTTTGATCTGCTCGTTGTCCTCCAGGCCCACCAGTTCCAACACCCAAAGCTTGAGCTTGTGCAGCTTGTGCCTGTAATGATGCTAATGAATCAAATTGTTGTCCTTGACCTAACGCACCTAATTGATCTTCTCCAGGAAACATTGATCCTTTCTGCAAGAAAGGTGTTGTTGATGTTGTGCCAACTTGTTGTATTCCTAAACTAGGAAAACTAGCACCTAATGATTGTAAAGGACCAGTTTGCAAAAATGGAGTAAAATTACCTTGTGCTTGAGCAAATCCAGGAATACCCATTGCAGATCCACCACCTAAAATACCTTTACCTCCATAGTAACCAGCAACCCCTCCAGTTATACCTGCTAATATCCTTTGAAGACCTGATCCACCTGCATCTTTAGAAGATTTGTATCCTTTATAACCTCCGTAAGCGGCCAGTGCGTAGGGTAGAAATTGTAACATATGTCGTGTTTTCCTTATAAATTAGCTAATCTGTAAATATTACCATTTTAGAATTCTTTAATCAACTCATCGGCAAAGCAAGAAGTATATTGATGCTCTCCTACATGAGTTATGTAATCATTGACTAAACAATAGCATTTACCACCTATATCTCTCCATCTTTTACAGAAAGCAAAATCTTCTCCAAGATAAGTCTTGGTATCAGGATCATGCAATGTATCAAAAAAATTATAAAAATGCTCAACCTTTTCATTTTTACCATTGATAACGTTATCCTGAATAATCTCAAAGTTAGGATATTTTTCTATCATCTTTTCAAATACAGTCCTTTTGATCATCATAAAGCCTGTTGGTGAATGAGTTACTTCTATAGCACCATCCTTGACCTCAATGTTTTCTGTGCTAGCTACTTTGAAAGGATATCTATAGAAAGCCTTATATTTTAAATCTTCTATAGTTTTAATTTTGTTATTTTTGATCATATATAAAGCTTTGTCCCAACACATATCTTTTAATGCATAAGGCACAGATATCACATCTTTGTTTGCATCTAATAATCTGAAAGCACTTTCAGGTTTAAATCCAATATCTGAATCAATAAATAGTAAGTGACTAAATCCACTTCTTAAAAAAGCAGATACACATAAATTTCTACCTTGTGTGACCAAAGATGATTTGTACAATTGAAATACTATTTTAGTTTTTTTCTTAATAGCTAATTTTTGTAATTCTAAAAGAGATTGAGTGTAATGTATGCTAACCTCTGAGTGCACAGGAGTCGCTACAAATATACTATTGTCACTAAGTTTTTCTTCTTTGTCTTCATTAAACCATATTGGCTTAGAATTTGGATCGCTTTTCATGTAAAAGTCCTTGTAAAAAATTAGTCCATTCTCCCTTTCTTCTATCCCAAGAATAAAACTTATTGTAAAATTGTTGTTGGCTTTTTAAAAATTG